GTGGCGTTTGTCTCTGTGCTTTGTAGATGATTTCTAAAAATTACTGATCAGCCCGCCACACAATCGGCGGGCTTGGCTTTTTTGGTTTTATTGTTCAGCGGTTAATCAGGTTGCCGCGCAGCACTACTGGAGCCGATTATTTTTCTAATAAAAATACCTGTTATAATAGGAGTTACTTATGACTAAACCCGTTATCCTCACTGGTGTTCGCGCCAACAATGATTTGCACATTGGCAATTATTTTGGTGCGATACTGCCGATTATCGATATGGCGCGGCGCCGTTCGGCTGAGTATACTGTTAATTTATTTATTCCAGACCTGCATAGTTTTACAACGCCGATTGACCACAACCAACTGTTTGATAGCATCATGAACAATGCACGTGTCTACACTGCAGCCGGTCTGCCGCTGGACGACGATGCAATTAAATTATATCGCCAAAGCTACGTGCCAGCGCATAGCGAATTGACGATTATTCTTAATAATTTTGTCGGTTTCGGCGAGATGGAGCGTATGACGCAGTTCAAAGATAAGTCTAAGTCAAATGATCGCGTGTCAGTCGGTTTGTTTGACTATCCTGTGCTAATGGCGAGCGACATTTTGCTTTATAATGTCCGTTATGTGCCAGTAGGCGACGACCAAACGCAGCATTTGGAGATTACGCGCGACATTGCCGAGCGTATGAACCATAAGTTCGGCAAATTGTTTACTGTGCCAGAGCCGGTCGCGAAACAGCATCAATTTTTTGGTAAGGATCAGGGCTTGCGCATCAAGGATTTGCAAAATCCAGCCAAAAAAATGAGTAAATCGGACGAAACAGGCAAGGGCGTGATTTTCCTGAGCGACGCGCCAGAAGTAGCTCGCAAAAAGATTATGTCGGCAGCGACCGATTCGGTAGGCAAAGTCAACTACGACAAAGCCGCGCAGCCCGGCATCAGCAACTTGCTAGAGATTTTGACGCTTGTGCGCCAGGCAAACGGTCGTGCGGTCTCATTGAAGCAGACCATTGACGAGTTCACTGGATTAGAGCGCTACGGCGATTTCAAAAAGATTGTCGCAGATGAAATGTCAGAATTTCTTGCAAACTTTCAAGCACGCTTGGCGCAGGTCAACGATGATACTATTTTGCGTAAACTTGAATCATCCGAGATCACCGCCAACCAAACTGCCAACCAAACACTTTTGCGCGTGCAAAAAGCCATCGGATTGAGGCGCTAATGAAAGTCACCGCAAGCGACCTATTAGCGATTTTGCGCCGGTTTGATGTGGCAACTGAAGATAATGTGCCACGCCATATTGATCAGATTAATGTCACGAATCCTAGCCCGATCAACCGGCTTGTTTCGTTTCGGTTTGATCGTAAGCGCTTTTTTGTTTTGTTTGACGAGACAGCCGAAGACCGCGAATCGTATATCATGCAGCAGATATTTACCGCAAAGAGCGACGCCGAAGGGGTGCTTTATGAAAATCCGACGAGCGACTTGACAACCTACGGTTTGCCGTTCAAAGGTAAGGATGTTTATCTGTTTCAGCTGACAAGTCGTAAACGCCGCCTTGACGTCGTGCTCGCCGAGCGTCATCCCGAATACAGCCGTAGTACATGGCAAAAATATATCAAATCTGGTAATATTTTTGTCAATAATTCACCCGCCAAAAGTCCGAAGCAAGAAGTTACCGAAGCGGATCGGATCGAAATTAATCTGCCGAACGCAGCAGATTACAGCAGCCAGGCGCTTCCGATTTTGTACATAGACGACGACGTTATCGTCATTAATAAGCCGGCAGGAATTTTGACACACAGTAAGGGCGCATTGAACGACGAGTTCACGGCCGCTGACTTTTTTCGGCGCTATACGACTGTTGGGCTGAATACGAACCGCCCCGGCATCGTCCACCGGCTTGACCGCGACACGAGCGGCGTACTAATTGGTGCGCGGACGCCGGAAGCGGCAGTGCGGCTTAAAAAACAATTTGCCGAGCGTAAAACGAAAAAATACTACCTAGCAATCGTGGATGGCATACTGAAGCAGCCGCATGCAAAGATTGACATTCCGCTTGGCCGCAATCCTGCTACTCCGAGCATCTGGCGTCCAGACGTAAACGGCAAGCCGGCGCAAACGATATATAAGGCGCTCGCACACCGCGACGGCAAAAGCCTCGTTTTGCTTCGCCCGCTCACCGGGCGCACCCACCAGCTGCGCGTGCATTTGCGGCATGTCGGCGTGCCGATCACTGGCGACCGCGTGTACGGCGCGCCAGCGACGCGGCTATTTTTGCATGCGTATTCTCTTGAGATCACCATCGCGCCAGGCGACCGCCGCACATTCACCGCGCCGGTTCCGCGCGAGTTCATTGAGTTATTCCCAGAGGCGAATGATGTCGACTCTGCTATTTGAAGGCACAACGAAACGTCAGCTTGACGCGCTCGCTACCGATTTGCCGCAGTCGATACTACTAACTGGCGCTGACGGCGCTGGGCTGCTCACTGCTGCAAAGTATGCCGCTGGTGCAAATATTGCCGCGATAATTCAGCCGACCGATAAAGATGGCGCTGTTGCTTCTGCGGGCTCAATTAAGCTTGATGCGATTCGCCAGCTGCGCCGGCAGGCGAGGGGGCGAGCTGCTACGCGAACGATTTTTATCATCGACGATACTGACCGCATGAATCATCGGGCGCAGAATGCATTTTTGAAATTGCTTGAAGAGCCAACGCCGCACATTCACTTTATTCTAACATCGCACAAGCCGCATTTGCTGCTCGCTACGATTTTGTCGCGCGTGGAACGATTTAGCATTAGACCGATTTCGTCGCGCCAAACGCGCCAGCTGCTTAAACAACTTGGCGTCGATGACCCGCGTACAGAGCAGCAGCTTTTGTTTTTGGCGTCCGGAAAACCTGCTGCACTTACGCGGCTTGCCCGCGATCCGGTTAATTTAGAGAAAATTGGCAATATCGTGCGCGACGCGCAGCAGTTTATTCGCGGATCAAACTACCAACGCGCTGCAATCGCTATGCGCTACACCGACCGGCAGGCAGCGCAGCAGTTGTTATCGTACTGTCTCGCGATCATTACGCACACGCTGCACCGCAATCCGTCGCACAGCCTTATCCATAAAAGCGAGCATATCGCCGATGCGTACGAGCGAATTGCCGCTAACGGAAACGTGCGTCTGCAGCTTGTCACTCTGACGTTGTTAATGGTATAATAGGCGGTAACATGTTTGGACTATTGTTTGTCGTTGCGGTTGGGATTTTTACTCTGTGGTATACGCAGTCGCCAAATGAAGCGACGCGGGATTTGCCGCAGAGGCTGTCGGCGAAACTTGATAAATTATGGGAAATTGCTCAGGAATCATTGAAGTCGCAGCGGTATTTGCGCGCCGAAAAAGCCTTGTTAACTATTCTGCGTATCGACGAACGTAATGCTACTGCCTACAACCGGCTCGGTATTTTATACGCCAAGCAGCAAGCGTACAGCGATGCGATTGAATGCTTTGAAATCGCGCAGAGCTTAGAACCGAGCGCATCAAGCTTGCATAACGTCGGTCTGATTTATTATGAAACTGAAGATTACGAAAAAGCGGCGCTGGCGTTTGAACAGGCGCTCGCGATGGAAGAAACAGTTGCTTCGCGCCATATCGCGTATGCAAAGGTGCAAGAAAAACTTGACCATCCGAAGCGAATGTTTGAGCACCTAGAGCGCGCGATTGAGCTAGAACCGAGCGTGCAAAGCTACAATATTTTAGCAGACGCCTACGAACGTAATGGCGAGCACGAAAAAGCCGGCGCGTTGCGCACGCGAATTAATCGCGCGATTAACAGCAAAAATCCGCCCGCCGCGCGTATCAAGCAGCCTCGCCGCGTTGCGATGTAAAGGGCTTGCTCTCGCTGCACAAATACGCTACACTATATCTTGAGCGGTAAGCTAGTACCTTTCTAATTTTTTTGAGTAATTTTTAGACCGTCTGTCGGTTATTTCAGCTAACATGCCGCTTTAGCTCAGCTGGTTAGAGCACCTCTTTTGTAAACTGAAATTTATACCGACATACATACCGATGTGATTACCCACATCGGTTTTTTATTTGCACGAAAAAGTGAGGAGCAATCGATGTGGGCTCCTCACTTTTTCGTTTAACTGAGGTCGCCAATCAGTGAATTGTCGGTCTCCGAAAGCGAAAAAGCTATCGTTACAGAAAGTACGGCGCAAAGATACATGAGGGCGCGGCAGTAATCTACAGGGCGATCACCTTAACAGTCAGGATTCATATCAATCAGCATCAAGCTTCATATGGGGGTTGCTAGCAGTAAAAACTCTATATATCCCACTTTCTCCAGCCCCCATACGAGGCTTGGTGTATCACGGTTATCGCTGCGCGAGTCGTGGAGGCTAAGATTTCTTTCGAGCAGACATCAGTCGTTGGGGGTGTGAGAAGAGATACTAGCCTCCACTGTTCGCGTAACGATAGCCTACCGTTCAATAGCCACTGCGAGGGTTATTGAACGATAACCCTAACCTCTCGGACGAGTTGCAACGTCGTAACTTCTAATGCTCAATGATTATACTTAGCAGCTCGTCCGAATCAAGGAGACGACTATGAAACTATTCGATAAAACATCTAAAACCAAAAAGGAGAAAACAATGAAAACAGTAAAAACAGTAACCATCAACAAAATTAAATACTAAGCGATGAAGATAACACTCATCATCGTATCAATCGTAACATTCGCCGCTGTCTGTACTGGCATCGGCTACCACTACGGCAAGCAACATACGGTCCAGCGCAATGCTGAAGTAATAAGCCTTGCAAAGCAGTTGTCAAAATCAAACCAGTAGGTAAACCAGCCGTACCTACTGTAAATCCAAAGGCTGACCCACCACAGAAACCGCAAAATACGCCTCCTCCTACCGCTTTAGCGGCAAAGACGGTAGCTACACCATCTACACCGCCAAAGCCAAGCTGTGAGGCGTATCGCGGGCTAATAAATCAATATGATTGGGACGTGCGCACTGCAATGGCAGTCATGCGAGCCGAAAGCGGTTGCAACCCAAACGCTCGCGGCATCAATACAAACGGTACGGACGATGTTGGATTATTCCAAATCAACTCGGTTCACGTACCAAAGCGTACTACCAACCATGGTCGTTACGACCCGGCGGAGAACATTAAAGTAGCCTATCAGATATACCGATCCAGCGGATGGAAAGCCTGGGTCGCCTATACAACCGGTAAGCATATTAAGTATCTACAGCAGTAAGCGTAATAACCAAAAGGAGGGTATGGGAATGTTACGGCAACTTGCACAGAAACTCAGTAACCGCGATGCATTAAACGGAACACGGTGGATTGTTGAAGTCGAACACAACATAGACTTAACCTTAACGTTCTACAAACGCAAAGATGCTGAAGTCTATAGAAAAGCACTAAGATTGTCTACCGCCAACCTAAAGAGTACGGTCCGAAAGATTGTGCTAGATGAAGGATATATCAAGACATGACACGATTAACGCAGATTAACCCGACGGAAGATTGTGCTGACTAATGGCTAACCGTGCGCTTATAAGAAAGCTCGACAAAGTATTCTCTCAGTATATTAGGCTCAGAGACTCGCATAATGGCGTATTTACTTGTTGTTCCTGTGGACAATTAAAGCCATACGAACAAGCAGATTGCGGACATTTCATAAATAGACGGTGGATGGCACTACGCTACGATGAGCGAAACTGTCATGCTCAGTGTAGAAGCTGTAATCGATTCGATGAAGGCAATCAAGTAGGCTACACACGATTCATGTTGAATAAATATGGTGAGGATACTGTAGATTTACTAGAATCCATGAAAATTCCATATAAGTGGACAGACGGCGAATTAGAATTACTGATTAAAGAATATAAAGCTAAGGTTAAGGAGTTGAAACATGACAATACCAACTAAAGACCATACGAGAATAGAAGTGTTTCTAGCAGGACTAGGTATTATCGGCATTATCTGGATTATCTGGGAGTTCGCCATTACTGCGCAAGTAATAGTAACATTCACCCTTGTGTCCATACTGATTGCGCTCATCATAGATACGATAGATTATTCGGAGGATGAATAATATGGGCTCAAGAGAAGGCGGATTAGCCGCCGCTAAAACGCTCAAGCAAAAATACGGCGACACGTTCTACGCCGAAATTGGTCGAAAGGGTGGGAGCGCCGGCTCGGCAGGGAAAGGATTCTCTCATCCAGCCACTTGCGATTGCTCGCTCATTCAAGGCGTTCATAAGGTGGTGCAGTGCCGCGGTAAATTAGGCGGACTAAAATCGCGCCGGACAGGTATTAAAAATGGAGAGGGTAAGAGCCGCTCAAAAATGTAATGAAATACCTGATAATCTTAACAACTGCAAAGGAGATGTAAAGAAATGACTAAACGCTATAGATTACTCAAAGACCTACCAGGAGTAAAAGCTGGTGCTATTTTTCATAGATATGCAAACGAAACTATGCAAGTCGACGTATTGAAGCGTGTTGACGACCAAGGTATATTCCTGCTGCCGTCGTTTGCCGTTTCAAGTATCCATAACTTCAACGAATGGTTCAAAGAGATAAACTCAAAGCTTACTATCAACGATATCGACTGGAACTTCGATCCGAAACCTGGAGACATATGCTATTCCGTAGACAATGCCGGCAATATACTCAGCCGAACCCATGCCGCAGAAGAAAAGGCAGAGGTCGCTATGGGTAATCGTTTCAGAACCAAACAAGAAGCCGAAGCCTATCGGCAATGGCTCAAAGCAGTAGCCGAGCTAAGGCGGAGCAGCAATTTTAAGGCTGATTGGGAGGATACGACAGAAGACAAGTGGTATGTCTACTACGATTACGATTACCATAGCCTCAGCGTGGATTACAATAACCATTCGCGGTGCCAATCGCTTGTTTATTACGGGACTCGTGATGACGCAGTGCTGTCTATTGAAGAGCACGGGGGATCTTGGCTAACGTACTTTGGTGTAAGGGAGGAGGATTAGTATGGGGCGAACTTGTTCAACCAGATTCCGAGAGTGGAGGTATAGAGCCGACATCGACCAATACGAATTGAGTTATGCTCCTACGGTCTATGATTGTGAGGGTCATTGCGATTTCTCTTCAGTACTACTCAACGAAGCGCTCGCCCTCGGTGGAGACGCCGCCGACCCAAATAACGCCCATCCGTCAACATTCGATATGTGGACAGGATTAGCAGACAAGAACGGCACTGACATCTATGAGAACGATATCGTTGAGATTACTGGCATGGAAATCAACGGGCAAAAAACCAGAGACGTTGTCCGACTGAAACATGGTATCTATGAGCCAGTGGCGTATTTCAAAGAGAGTGCGCTAAAAGTCATCGGTAATATTCACAAAGTAAACAGGGAGGTAAATAATGTCAGCAAATAAATTCAAAGTCGGTAATAAGGTCAAGGTTCGAAAGGGGCTTGTCGCAGATGAATGTTATGGTGATGTGTATTGTAATAGTTCTATGGCGAGAATGGGTGGAACAGTATTTATAGTTGATCGTGTAGAAAGCGACTTTTACAGAGTTGAGGAGTATCCTTTTTGCTGGTCAGACGAAATGCTAGAGCTTGTTGAGAAGGCTTTAGATGATCTTTGTGCTGGTGATTTTGTTAGATCTGGCGGTAGCGTAAGAAAAGTTTTAGCGGCAGTTGATGGCTGTTATTTATTGAGTCATATCGAAAAATATACCCACGCATTTGCTTGGTACACAGTTAATGAGCTTAGAGAGAGTGGTTATAACTTTATTGAATCAGACGCTCCAGAGCCTGTTATTGAAATAGACGGTAAAAAGTATGAAAAGGCTGATGTCGAAAAGGTAGATTAAAATTCGATGATCAGCCAAATCCAGCGCCGTTTCCGAGTGCGATAGTTATTTTCAAGGGGAATGTCAACTAAACCACTAATCTTGTGGACATAAGGAAGGAGATGTCAATGATTTACGAAGTCAAAGTTCGGATAGTACAGGAGGGCACTGTATATGTCGAAGCTGAAACTCAATATCAAGCTGCGAGGGCTGCCACAAGTGATAATGTTGTATCAAAAACAGATTTTACAGATATTATAGACTGTTACGCCGATGAGATTTATAACGCTGATAGCACTGTTGATAAATCAGAGATTGAGATTATCAAAGCAGAGGATGTGCTATGACAAAACTAAAACAAAACGACGTCGTTCAATTCAATGAAAATCACAAATGGTGCGGTGCTTTGGGAATTGTGAGTGAAATTAAAGAATTAGAAAATGACACAAAGTATCTGATTGGTGTACCGATTCCCGAAGCAACTAATGTTAGCACTGCCTATATTTTCGTTATGGCAAGCGATATGGCGTTAGAACGAATTGGCGTAGCAGAGTTAGGAGAAAGTGTTAGGAGTGAGAATGAAAACCGATTTTAGTTCATCTAATAATAGTTGGGAAGACGTAGTCATTGCCGCGATAATAGCGTTAGTAATTGTTGCCTTCTTCGTTTTGTTGGGCAAATCTGCACAAGAGGCTGCTAATCAGCTAAGTGAAAACGATAACACTTATGCTCGCTGCAAATCAGCTGGTGGCGAGATGGGCTACTCGAAATGCTATAAGAATGGAAAGGAAATCTAATGCGTGAAATAGAATTTAGAGTCTGGGATAATCAAGAAAAAGTTTATCTCAATAAAAAAGACATAGCTATAGACAACCTAGGCAATGTATTTGTATTTGAGGGCTGTAATGACAATGACGCTGATTTATGGCATGTGCGGATTTTGGTAGACCCAAATAATGAGCGTTATATTATCGAGCAATCAACTGGACTAAAAGACAAAAACGGTACAGAGATTTATGAAGGGGATGTGATAAAAGTTGAAAGAGATGGAATAATCTATCGAGTGGAATGGATTCACGGTGGATTCGGTCTTGAACCGCGGTATAATGCACCATACTATCCAAGGCTAGGCAATGTTGAATTGCGTGAAAAAATTGAAGTCATCGGGAATGTTCACGAAAACCCTGAACTTATAAAGCAAGGAGGTAAATAATGAACACCCACATCCGCCAAGCACTAGAAACTCTCGACACAGCAGCCCACCAAGTAGCTGAGCTATTCGCTAAGAAGTACTACGAATGCGGGATGGATTCTGAGTACATCTACAACGTCGGAGACGATCCAATCGGAGTTTGGAATATGGGAGACGAGTTCTGGGATTTTAACGACATGGTCGTCGCCCTCCAGCACAACGCCGATAGAGAGACGTTAATGGACTGGTATTACGAGATTTATACAGCAGAGCATGACGATAGCGTACCGTTCATTAACCTCAAATCGTGGCTGAAAGGTATACGTCCGAAAAACCTTAGACCGTTACCGGGAGGAACAAAAATGACAATTCAAGAGTTTATAGATAATGCATTCACTCTTCACTTGATAGAGGACGCAAAAATCTGTAAGAATGAGCTTGTATTTGTTGATATAGAAGACTTCGTATTAGCTTATATACCGCTTGATATCACGCCAAAAACTGATATGTCCAAGGTGTATATAAACAAAACGCGCCTAGAGCCGAAAGATATCGAACAGTTCAAGAAATGGCTATTAGAGTTCTCTAAAACACCATTTCTCGAGCGCGATACGATACGCGCATATTCAGAAACTTCAGAAATCGATCAAGCACTCATCGACCTCATCGGTGACGCAATAGAATTTGGTTACGCTGATTATACCGGTAGACAACGAACTGATGAGGAACGCCAAGAAGCGTTCAATAAACTGCTATGGCATAAGAACATAATACTTCGTAAATTGAAGAAGAGAGATAGGGGAATCTAATGCATACAACCAAAACCGTTTTAGACCCATGTTGTGGCGGTAGAATGTTCTACTTCAATAAGAGCCATCCAAACGTTATGTATTGCGATAAGCGTTATGAGGTAGTGGAGATGAAAGATCGAGATAAAATCAGAACGTTAGAAATTTATCCTGATACTCTTGTCGACGTCACACATATGTCGCAATTTCGTGACGATGAGTTCTCTTTCGTCGTATTCGACCCGCCGCATTATATAAACGTTGGTGAGAATAGTTGGCTGGCTAAAAAATACGGACGATTAGATAAATACACTTGGCATGAAATGCTAAACAAAGGACTGAGCGAATGTCTGCGAGTAGTTAAACCAGGCTGTGTTGTGGCCATGAAATGGAGTGAGGGTGATATTAAGACAATTGATATGTTGAAAGTTTTACCACAACAACCAACTTTTGGCGACAAAACCGGCAAGACGAGATGGTTGTTTTTTGTGAAAGGTAGCTATGACTAATCTTACTGTCCTAAAAAAGCAAGTCAAACAAAAGCTCGAACAAGCTAGGCGGCGTAAACGACAATATAAGCACAAAGATAATAATGCCTGCAACCACACCTGGCGACGGTTTAAGCAGACGGTCCAACCTGAAGAACGAACGCACGACCAAATTAAGCTTGGAATGGAATATAAGGGTCAACGAGCATACTTCATTGTTGTGGCTTGTCCAGCATGTCATGCGAAGCGGTTTGTTGGGTATAAGGTGGAGAGATAGAAATGATTAACTTTATTACACTAATAACATCACTCAGGCAAAAGAACTTAGATAGACGAATAAATGAACTTGAAATAACTCTTCATTGTCTAAGAGATAGTCGGCGCAGCGCAAGTAGGCATAGGAGTGTTTTTTTTGAAAATAAGAAGATAGAAGATATTATCTGCGAGATAGATAAGCGTATACCTGCCACTCGCGCTAAACTAGAACGTCTATATAATAAACGAAAGGAGCTATAGCATGACTAAAAAAGTATACGTAAATACACAAGGAACTTATGTTTATAGCAGCATGGCTTGCTGGAAGCTTGGAGAGATAGTTGGGAAAATGCACGATAGCGAAGGCTACTTAACACACTATCTTGTTAAGTTAGAATATAATCACCGGATTATAAGAGCTAGAATTAGCGATGTGGCAGAAGTTGTTGAATAAAATGTATCCGTCAAGTACATATTTAGAGACTGTGTATTCTACGGGCAATATTATATGCGAGAAATACCCGTAGGAAGTGTTTGTGGTAGATATACGTTTTACGGGTAAAATAAAACCCGCCCCCATCGCCGGAGGCGGAGAAAGAACACGTGGATGCTTACACCACGTGCTACGCATTGTATCTTATTTCGATTTGTTTTTCCACCGCTTGGCGGCACCAGCTCGCCCTCTTTCGCGAGCAATGAGAGTGCGTTCCTCCGGCGATAGCTTCGCCCAACTACTTTTACCGCCAGCAGACAGCCTCTTGCGATGCTGCTCTAACTTCTCAAACTGTCCAACGGGTAGTAGAACATACTCTTTGTCGATCTCGTTTACAGCGCTGATTATGTCCGCGTTTAGTTCAGATATTGGTATGTATTTATTAATTAAATCTATTAGTTTTGTCATAAGTGAATTATAGCAGAAAGCTCCTTTCTTCCCGATATAATGCCTCGGGCGGGGCTAAATTTAGTTCTATTGTGCTGCCTTATTACCTCCCTAAAAAAGCTCCCTTTATTTCCCACAAATCAATAGTCGCATTCTTATTTCTAGCACGCAGCCTCTTAACGAAAGCTTTCGCGTCTTCAAGTGTCGTTTTCTTTTCATAATGATAGACTGCTAATCTTTCGGTAACCATTAATATATGGTATAGTTTCATATTTCCATCCTTTATTGCCGGCGATATTGATGAGGATTTAGTGTTTATCGACCAATTTGTTCATCCTTAAAATTTGAATTGTTGTAAGCATTGTAATGTTCTTTCTATCGCCGAATTGTTTAGTTGCTAGTGATTATTTCCTCATCACTGTCCTTAGTATAGCAAACCAGTCTGCTATTGTCAACACTTTCTACAATAATTTTGGTGATTTTATAGACCTTTCCTGAATTTTGGCGTATCATAAAAATACAACACCCCCATTTAGTGTTTATTTAATGCTGTTAGGGGTACTTTCTTTTGGAAAATGAAAAACATGCGGGTGGACGACCGCTGAAATTTGCATCAGTAGGAGAACTTGAGTGTAAGATTAAGGCGTATTTTAAGTATTGTGACCCCCATGTTGAGACGGTCCAAGTTCTGGAGTATCCGATGATTGAGGACAGAAAAGGACGCATGGTTGAGGATAAACTCGCCGAGCCGAAAGTCGTGAAGAGGAAGCGAGTTTCAGCACAGAGGCCGTACACAGTTACAGGTCTTGCGGCATTCCTGGGAACGACTCGACAGACACTGCTTGACTATGAATCGCGCGGCGAGTTTTCTGACGCGATAAAGGCTGCTAAGGTGAAAATAGAGTCTTTCGCAGAGGAAAGTTTATATACAAATAAGGCGTCTGTCGCAGGAACAATATTCTCACTCGCTAATAATTTTGGCTGGAAAAATAAAGTCGAGCAAGAGAATAGCGGCGAGTCGAAATTGGTTATCGAAACGCGCCACCATGCAGACGAGGAGACGGATGACAGTAATTAAGTTGCCGCATATTTACCGTGCGCGCGACTATCAGAAGGATTTCTGGGATGCATTACACGGCGAAGGCAAGCACAAGGGTAAGAGATATTGGCTATTCGTACTAATATGGCATCGTCGCGGCGGCAAGGACTTAACGAGTTGGAATGCGGCGATTGAGCATGGTGCAGAGAATGTCGAGACGATTAAATATGGTTTTCCAACTGGCGATATGGCGCGCGACAACTTATGGGAATCGGTGACCAACAACGGCTTGGCGTTCACTGATTTCATACCAATGGCTCTACGCGAGCGTAAGCATAGGCGTGACAATGGACTCAACGATAGTCTTAAACGGGTAAACTTCATAAACGGTACATCACTTCGCGTGATGTCGTTTTTTAAGCCCGGACGTGCTCGTGGAGGTAACAGTAAGCTATTTGTACTGTCTGAAATTCAAATGCATGACCCGCGAATCATCGATATCATCGAACCGATTGTTGAAGCGAACGGCGGTATAGTTATCGTCAACGGTACAGCGAATGGTGATAGTTGGCTGAAGTACATGCTTGAGAGCTGGAAAAACGACCCGAACGTATACGTCTCAATACTGACAGTAGACGACACGAATGTCTTTACGCCTGAACAGATGGTTAAAATCCGTCAACGAACAATTGAACGGTTTCTAGCGCGCGGTCAATCTGAAGAAGAAGCAAACGCTTTCGTTGACCAGGAGTATTACTGTTCATTTGAAGCACCGGTATCCGGCGCATACTTTGGTGGCGGTATGCGCCGTGCTGAGAATGAGAATCGAATACGCGACGTGCCATATGATCCATTGCTGCGCGTTAATACATACTGGGACTTAGGAATCGACGATAGCATGTCAATATGGTTTGTCCAGCTCTATGCAAATGAGATACGAGTGATTGATTATTACGAGAATTCAGGTGAGGGATTGCCATTCTACTTCGCTGAGCTGGATAAGCGAGGCTACGTATATGGCGAGCACTACGCACCGCATGACATTGAGGTACGTGAGTTGGGAAGTGGTATGAGCCGAAAGGAAACAGCAATGAAGCTTGGCATTAACTTCAAGACCGTGCCGAAGCCAGATAAGAAAGAGGAGGCTATCAATGCAATCCGTACAATCCTGCCGCGCTGCTATTTTGATAAAACGAAATGCGACCGAGGTATTAAGGCGCTAAAGTCGTATCACAAAACGTGGAACGAGAAGATGATGCGCTACGAAAATGAACCGGTGCATGATTGGTCAAGCCACGCTACCGATGCATTCTCTACCTTAGCTCTGACAGACCCCCGTGCTCTAACGAATAGAGCCCCGACACGACGCCCTCAAAAACGATTAAACATGATGACAAGGAGGTAAAACAATGAGTAGTACAGAAGCGCCAGTAGAGTTTGGTAAGCGAATCATTACGGAATCATATTACGACAATAAGTTGCGGTCGGTGAAGGTGACGCAAACTGAATCACTAGACGCCCTCGACTCGTTACATGCGCAGGAAATTGCAGTTAAAAAGGTGATGGATTTAATCAGAGCAGGTGTAGCTGAAGACGCTATTGATGTCCATTATGATATCGATAATATTACGAAAGAAGTGAAGCGCGTCCATATCACGTACACCATTATGAAGCAGCACACGAATGCATAAACATAAGTGTTGCTATAGTGATGGTAATATAGTATACTACCGGTATACGAACGCCGCCCCGACGTGGGAGTGTTCCGAAAGGAATATTTCTACCAGTGTCGGCGTTTTTGCTTGAAAATGAATTATCGGACTCACTTGAAGCCTCAAAGAAGTGGTCTGATACGTGGTTTGAACCATTCGACGAGTACGAACGGCTCGATGGCAACCAGCCAAGCCCCGAACTCCCTGAGCACTATCCAAAAGTCACCGACGGTACCGCAAGCGGTTTAGGTGAAGAAGAGGTAATGCGTGTATGGGGTCAACTGCAGACCGGACGTGTCGTATCATCGCCGCTTGATGGCGCAGACTTCGCTGAGTGGAAAACGGCGATAGTCGATACTTACTGGGTGAATAAAATAATCCCAAACGCAAATACTGACGCTAAATTCTTTGAAAAAGTAAAACTTGCCGACGAAAAGTCTGGCTTGTACGGCTCCCAGCCTCTCTTTGTATTCCCCGTCAGTAACGGTGATTATACCGGTTCTGATTTCATATTGCCCTATATCCGCGACGTAAAGCTTGAACCAGGTAAACCTACCGATAGAAGTTGTAGCTACATTTGGCTGGCACGCCACTATACGAAGCTAGCACTGCGTAGAATTATTGAACAAGTAAGAGGCGTGAAAGGTTACGCTGGCTGGAATCTCAAGATGTTGCAAAACATTGTAGACAGCGACGTATTTTCGTCGCGCACCGAGGATTTGCCGCGCGACTTGAAAGCTCAAGTAGACATGGGTAAAACGATAACGTTCTACACATGCTTTCAACGCGAACACAATGCGCCGTGGTATACGATATACCCAGACAGCTCGAACGATAAGATTGTCCGCTGGCAAACTAATACCGATATTGCTGGCGACTTACCAATATTTTTCAAGTATCGCAAAATCAATATGATTAACCCATATGGCGTAAGCCGTTATGAGAAGATCGGTCCCGGGCAGAACATGCTCGATTTCATGAAAGCCGCGAATGCGTATGGAATTCAGCAGGCGCTTGACCCGGCAGTGCAAGTAGCCGGCGATACGCAAAACGATCCAAACCTTGACCTTGACTCGCTCGTCGTTAGTCCAGGTAATCTCATGTTTACTGGTAATGCCCAAATAAACTGGTTTACCCCTGATAAAACAATCCTCCAAGCATTCCCAACCCTAATTGGCTCGTACAAGACTGATATTATGAACCTCATCGGCACAAACGACGGTTCAGTATCTGCGGCAGACAGCGGTAACACACAGTATTCGAAAGTGCCGGCAAGCATCCGCCAGCAGGCTGAACGCCGAAGCGCGCGCGATAACGCGCAGCGCCAAGCAGCAGACGATATGATGGCAACGCTTGCGAAACTGATGATCAATATCGCAATACAGAATAGTGACGGTTCGGACGCTATCAACATTACCGAAGAACAAGGCGATAAACTGCGTGCCGCCGGCTACGAAGTTCCAGAAGGCGAGACAGAAATATTGGCAGAGTTTGAAGAACTGAAGCAGGCGAAATATCGGTTTGAAATTGACCCAGGTTCATCGAAGTTTGAAGATGATGACGCAACAAAACAGCGAATTGTAGAGGCGATGAACGCCGCTGCGTCAATACCTGATATTGAGAATAAATTGCGGCAGGATGGTAAAGAAATTCATTGGGGTGAATTGATATCCGGACTATTTGAGAAGTCTGGGCTTGATAATGTCGATAAAATCATCACGCCGTTATCTCAGGAAGAGCAGCAGACAATCGATAATCAGGAGCAACTACAGGCTATGCAGACACAGAGTGCGCTTGACCAGGTAAAGGTACAGCAGGAGCAGGAAAAACTTGCACAGCAGCAAATGAAGACGCAGCAAGAAGCCGCCAAAACAGAAATGACCTCACAGAATGGCGCACAATCGACGGGAAGCCCCTCGGATGATGAACAGGTCGCCACAGAGCTCAAATCGCGTGGATGGAGCGATGAGGCGGTTAGAGAGTTTTTGGCGCGAATAGGAGGCGCAAATGGCTAGTAATGAAGCGATGTTTTTGGGTGTGAACCGCCCCCAAAAGAAGAAGTCGGAGAAAAAGCCGACTAAAGCAGATAAACGCCGCGACGAAATAAAGAACGTGCACATGTTGCTTGCGCCGGCAGCAGATAAGCTGATTGAAATCCTGGAAGTCGAACTGAAGAAAAACGACTCAAACATTGCAATCCTAAACCGCTTGAGAAGCAGTAATCCTCACCCGACTGATTCAGATTATGCCGTAGAAATGCGCGCAAGCGAAATCGTAGCAGATAGGTTGCGGAAAGTAATACTGCTATTAGAGAGCGCGAAGAAAGCGAGCAACCCATGACGAGCAATACAGAGTTTGAGGCGCTGAAGCTCAACCAGCCAGAGGAACTGACAGTCGAGCATCCAGACCCACCGGAGCACCACGAGTGGGAGCAGCGCGGTAACGACCTGGTGTGCACGAGTTGCCAGAACCGCCACGGGCACATAAAGGCAATTCCGAATGGAAAAATGCTTGTAAAGAAAGGAGATGACTACGATATCATTCCGATAGAGCCAACCCCACAGCCGTAGGCGTCCGCGACCGGCAATCGATCTTACCAACTACCACTTGTCGATTGTCGATCGGGGATTCCTCCGACCCTCGGGCACCGCCCGTATAAACGTGAAATAACTAACGAAAGGAGTGGTCCTATGGAAGATTCAGCAGCTCAGACTACTGAAGCAACTGTAGACAACAGCTCATCAGTTGATGTGCTTGATAGCTACGACTTATCGAAGCCGGATGGTGGACTCGGCACTACCTCTGACAACGATAACGATAGCCAAGAGAGTCAACGTGATGATGACGACCGGAGCGCAGACTCCGTGGAACAACAAACAGACACAGAGTCGGAAGATGACGCGAAAGGTGCGTCGGATAATCCTGGCAACATGTCTGAAGCAGAGAGGAACAACTACTTCGCGCAGCGCCGCATCGCAGCGAAGCAGCAGGCAGCACAAGCCGACTCTCAACTGCTTAAGGAATTAAGCAACCAGGCGATCAATGAATTCATAAACGTCGAGCCTGATGAGCAAGACTTTGAAGACATGGATCCAGCCGTAGCCGACCAGCTACGGGAATTGCGGCGAAACGAGCGAGCGCGCCAAGCTGAGCAAGCCCTCATGCAAGTCAAGCAAACGCGCGAACAGACTCGGCTATCGGTCATGCAGGCTGAATCAAGTATACCGCTATTTAACCCGTCTGACCCGCACTACAATCAATTTCTCCACGAAGAGGCACTCTCAGAATGGGCACACCGCTATGCCATCATTGCCGAAGATGCAAACGGTGATCCGCAGATTGTAGGCACACACGAGGGGGCACCCTCACCACTCGAATATTTACAAACCAAAGCGCCACAATACGAAGCGATGATCAAAGCTGAACGATCGCGTGGACAGCGAAGCGCACAGCGTAACCGTGCTAATAGCAGCGGTGCTGGCAGTGCAACCCGCTCAAGCGGCTCAGCAGACCGTATGAGTGATTTGGAAGCGCGTATCGGTGATGTACCGCTTACAAACGTATAGGCGCTTGTAATCCCAATAGGAGGAAACCATGGGTGTAAAGACAACTACAACGGATGTCGCCGCTGACATTCAGGAATACATGTCAGCGCAGACGCTCAAACGCGCCAAATATCAAACAGTGTTAAACCAGTTCGGACACTTGGAGAACATTCCGGCCGGTAATGGTAAAGGTATTCAGTTTACGCAATATGCTGAACTTGATATCGTTACCAACCCGTTAACGGAAGGTGTTGCGCCGGCAGGTAGCAAGCTTGCAGCGTCGGCCATCAACGCGACAATCGACCAGTACGGTGATTACATCACCATCACCGACTTGGCAGGGTTGACGCCAAAGCACCGAAAGATGCAGGAGAAATACCAAATTCTCTCCACGCAGGCGGCGCGTAGCTTAGACCGTGCAATCTACAATGTTGTTAGTAAAGGTACGGCAGTACGCTACGCGAACAATAAGACGACGCGCGATGGTTTGGCAAAGACGGATATTCTGAAATGGAATGACGTGCGCGCTGAGGTCGCTCGTTTACGCCAATCAGGTGCACGCGAGTTTACCGAAGTCGCAACGCGTAAAGAGTCGACAAAAGAAATCGAGATGAAAGCCGGCGACGGCAACTTCGTACTTGTTGTCGACCCGTTTGTCGAGCAGGATCTCATGAAAGATGAGGACTTCAAACAGGCGGCAATCCATCAGGCGAACAAAGACAAGGCAAACGAACTGTACACCGGTACGATTGCTCGGTTCTCCGGCGTAACGGTAGTCCGCAGCAACATGATCCCGACTGTGAAAAACACAGGGAACGTGGAGATTCACACGAGTTTGCTCTTTGGTATGGACGCGTATGGGAATACCGACCTTCAGGCACTGAAAACCTACAAGCAAGGTCCTGGTGGCGTGTCCGACCCGCTTGAGCAAATCATGACGCTCGGCTGGAAAGCGGCGGCAAAGGCGTGTATCCTGAACAACAACTGGATGGCACGTATTGAGAGCGGTTCGACTTACTAATCGCTCTCGGGGCGCGGGGAAAGTCCTTGCGCCCCACCATATCAACGTAATAGAAAGGATACTTATGGCAGTATTTACAAAAAAGACGGCTGCGAACGGACAGGTTCAATATCGTAAAGACGGTACGCTTGTATCGCCAGACGCTATTGATGAGCTGGTACTCGCAAAGCTAGATAGCGTAGCGGAGGGTACGCCTGTACCTGAGGACGGCGAAATCGATACGGACGTCGTGCCGGAAGCGCCTGCACCGGAATCAACTGACGACACGGTGCGAATCCACCTAGGACATACGATTTGCGTCAACGGCAAAGCGTACCGCGGCGGCGTAGAAATCGATGAGGAGTCGGGTGAAAAGAGAGACGTGTACATTACCGTGGAAAAAGATGTCGCTGAGGACTTGAAACGAATCGACGACGCAAACACGGAGTGCGAGCAAAATTTATTCCGCGACAACGGGAACAGCAGGGAGCCTGGACACCGACCGCAGGATATCAATCTGCCACGCTAACAACGTCGGATGATTTGTTGTAGGAGAGTTCGCGCGATAACGCGCGGCTCTTCTTTTGTATGACACTACATATAGAGTGCATAAGCAGTATATGACGCTAGGGATATTGCTTATTTATAAAGATATATGATATAATAAACCCATTCACCAATATGGAGGGGTTCATAGGGGGTGAACGCATCGTTGGAACGGTCTTAGAACGCCGTGAGGAAGCTGCAACGATTGACAATCTATTCGTCATATATCGAGATGGATGGCGTGGATCTCAAAAAGTTCTATTGCCATCAAGGCAACAATCGTTGTAGCCTACGCCGTCCATCTCGGCATATGACTTTTTTATTACCAAAAATCTAGAGAATGCTAGGTTAGTTCATTAGGAATTTGGAAAAATAAAAATGATTACAATGCCGATGCAGCCATGTGGCTGCAAGATGCCATATGGCGAGAAGAAAATTTAATAAGGGGAGGGTGCATGAAAGCATGTACAAATCCCGAGTGTATAGAGCACGTTATCTGTCGGTATATTCGCCGAAATGGTAAAAAGATTTACCCAAAACGTGCACGTTACTTCTCGTTTTGTGTATTGAAAAAAGCCGCCCGGATTAAAAAAGCGGCTTAATCAATAGCTCAAGAGTTTTAATAGATTCCTAGCGTCTATTAAAACTCTCACAGGCGTCGGAACAATCAGGCGTCTATGAGAGTCTTAATAAAATTGTAAAAGCTCAAAGTGTTTGTTTTTCATATTGTGTTTATTTGTGCCCGCCCGTATAAAGGGTTGCATTATTGCGTACAATATTACTACTAATTATAGTAACATGGCAAGCATAAGCATATCAAGCACATTGCCAAACCCACCCTATCATGCTACGCTAGTATTAGCATTATGCTATGAGCAGCCGCCCCGACGTGGGAGTTGCGCACTACTCGCCGCCCCGACGCGGGAGTGTGTAGTAACCAATGGCTATCTGATGCTCGTAGCAACTATTTCCCGCCCCGACGTGGGAGGAAGCAAGTACTCCGAAAACTAATCATTAACAAGTAGAGAGGATGTAGTGAGTGGGGTAAAACCTACGAACACATCACGAATATGCTTTTGATTGACAAATCACCTCTATTATGCTAGTATACAAGCATGAAAAGTAAGGTGGTAGTTGGCATACTTGCTATAGTATGCGCTTGGTTCGTTGGCGGCAATATCATTGAAGGATTAAAGCCGGTGACATACACCGATTGTTTTAACGAAGCAATTGGTTACGGTAACGTTTATAAAAACGAAGAGGCAAAGCAATCTCCATACGGGTACACTGAAGCTGTTACGAGGCAAGGTGTTGATGGCGAAAAGAGGACTTGCCGCGCAAGCAAGAAAGGCTACGACCCTCAGTTCACGACTCTGCGCGAGCCAGTGTCGGAGGAAATAACCTATACCGCTAATCCTGCTCCGCAGCCAACCGTTCAGCAGTTCCCGCAGGTGCAAAACACCTACGAACAAGATGAGCGGGGTGGAGCAATTTGTCGCGACGGTTGGCGTTCATACTCAACCGGACGCGGCACATGTTCGCATCATGGAGGAGTGGCGGAATGGCTGTAATCACATATTCGCAAATTGACGAGCGTTACTCTAACCAGGAACAACGAGATTCGGCGAGGAAAATGGTAGCGGCAGGACGTTTAGGGATAGCTCTTTTTGTACTTGCGCTAGTTGCTATCATATTCAAAATCTGTGAGGTGCAATCTAGCGGTACTAATGCTACTGATACAACAGTGGGTGCACTATTGATAGCGTTCTTACTATTCTTGTTTGTATATCTGCCATCGGTTGGCATGCGCAATCTCGGTAGTAAGAAGACGGTTAAGCTGTCTGCGATTGCCGGTATACTAGGTTCGGTTATACTCACGCCGGGTATTGTTGGTATATGGTGTATGGTTCGGTACATCAAAGCGGTGGGAGCCTTGAAACATTATGAACCGTTCTATGAAGAAACAGGCGATAGTGACGACGTTCAGGTTGCCGACACTGAAGACGATCAACCACCAACTCTCCTGAGAAAGCTCCTACGCAAACGATTGTCTAGTATCTTTGCCGTGTTATACACTCTCGGTATATTTACTATGACAACGGCTGTTGTAATAGCGCGATCTCAGGGCAAAAAAGCAGACGCAAACATGCAAGGCGTGTATTTCATCTTTGCATTCGTATTTGCTTTGGCATCCGGTATATCGGCAATCGTGGAGATATTCACTGCAAAAGCTGGTAAACGGTTGCGTGCAGTTGGTCACTTACTCTGTGTATTAGGGTTTGGCATACTCGTACTTGCAGCTACCTTTGGCGTTTTAGCTATACTTGATCAAGTACATCCAGGAACGGACGCGGCTAATGCTAGTAACAGTGCAACGCATACGCCTCGCGATAAGTACGACGAAGGTCCACCAGACGCAACCGAAATCCTAGAACTCGTGAACCAGGAACGGCAAAGTAAAGGTGTGTCGCCTCTTGCCGTAGACGAGCGGCTCGTAGCAAGTGCTAGGGAAAAGGCGGAGGATATGGCGGCACGTAGCTATCTGAAGCACGATAATCCAGAGGGAGTTCCCGGGACGGAGCTTGTATTCAAGCATACTGGCGATCTTTGCAGATATGGCGGAGAGAGTATACAGTTCTCCCCAGGCGAGGAAGTAACATCTCGAATGGTGGTAAATTCATGGAAGGAATCAAAACCCCATTATGATGGTATGTTAAACGGAAAGTATTTGCTCACAGGCATATACGTTAAGCAAGGGACGTACGCAGCTTCCGATGGGTATTACTCAGTTCAGCACTTCTGTCAAATAAGACAATAAGATAATCCACTCACTACATCCTCTCTACAAATCCAAAGGGAGGATTTTTATTATGGCATGGGAATGGAATCATGAGCGTCCCGGCTCAAACCAAAATGGATTCAAAGACTTTATCGATAGCATTTATGCTGGAGTTACGGGTCAAACGCCCCTGTGGAAGCAGCAGGAGTTAATAGATAGAAACCGCGCAGATAGCGACAAGGCAATATCACAACATCTTAACAATCAAAACAACAATCAATCTCAAACTCAACCCCAAGGCAACACCGGTGACACCGTCTACCGCGGCGGAGGCGACAACTATCAATCCAACAAAGACCGCGACATCACCCTCGGTATGATAGACCAGCAAATCGGCGCTATCGATAATTCGCTAAACAACCTGGGTGCAACCCGTAGTGCAGCTCAAAACCAAATCAATGATGCATACAACAAGGGTATGGATAGGCTCAACCAACAGCAATCACGCGCCCTAAGCCGTTATGCTACCAAACGCTCAGACACGACAAGAGACTTCCAGCATAGCACCGAAGATATTGACATCAACAGTGCAAATAAATACCGCGCCTTACAGAACCTGCTTGGGCGCGCTGGCGCAGGGCGTTCTAGCGCAAGTGCAAACGTCGTACCATATGCCGTAGCGCAAGACGCAAGTAAGTCTCGCAGTAAAGTAGCCGACACCTACAGTACTAACATGCGCGACCTGAAGACTGCTGAAGACGAGACTAAGGAAAGCTACAACAACAACGTGCAAGACCTGCAGGAGCAGAAGCGCAACAAGGAAGCTGCCCTAGACAATGATATCAAGAGCAAGGAGTCGGCATACCACTCAAGCCGCGCAGAATTGCTCGGTAAACGTGCTCAGACGGCTGGCGGCGGCTGGCGGCAAGTACAAGGCGCTATGGCTGGCGATATCGCTCAGAAAGACGCAATAGAC